CCATCATCAAAAAAACTTAATGTTGTTGTAAATCCAAAATCATCATCTGCGTCAGCTGTTGTAGGATTAGGTACAACAATAATTCTTTCTTCTCTTACTAGAGGTGCAGCTGTATCAGCACCAAGGTCTGCTTGAACATTTTTAATAACTTTTTGATTACCCATTGGACCATATAAGTATGTTTTTGCTGTAAAACTTAAAGTATAAATTACAGCTCTTCTTCGTGTAAACTCTCCGTTATATGTGTCTTCATAGTTTACATTGTTTAAAATAATAGGTATATCTCTTACTAAACTCATTTCAGGAACAACATTCATTGTTACCGTATATTCTGGTTGAAAGAAAGGTAATATTTGTTCAACTATCTGTAAACCATTTTCAGCAGTTGCTGTAAAAGAATATAAACTAAAATTTATATTATATGGTACTGGTGTATAATTAAAATTATTTTTTTTACCATCTTCATTTTGTTTAGGTCTAATTACTTTCTGCATTTTATTAAGTTTTCTACTAGGGTCATAAGACAAACCTGTAATTTCAAAACCTAATCTTGGTAAAGTTATTGACACTTCTCTATCAGATTGTAAATTAGCTTGTTGTTCTAATCTTACTATAAATTTTTCTTTTGGCGCATATGCTAAAGGTACTCTTAATCTTTTTGTAACTGCACCTGTGCTACTTGTATTTTGTAATACAATATTATTAAACAACTGACCAAATGCAATAGTAAGTTTTCTTAAGCCTTCGTTATAAAAATGAGTTCCGAACATTATAATACTTTACCTTTATTTGGACCGTTTTTAATTCTATATCTTTGTGTGCCTGTAGCACCTATCTCTACTTCTTGTCTTAAAGATTTAGATAGTTCTAATTCTTTTTTCTTTAAATTAATTTTATTAGTATGTTCTACTAATTGTTTTGTTCTATCTCTATCCATTATTCATCTACCTCTCCGAAAGGGTTTCTTTCTGTAAAGTCTAATATATCATCTGCTGTACCAACCGTATCATAACCTGCCTCTGTATTTAAATCTAAATTACCAGCATATGGCGATTGTTTTGCTACAACCTCTGAAGCTGTATATTCTTCATTCATTAAAAAGGCTGGTTGACCTGTTGAGTAATCGTGATAATCTTCTAATACAATTGAACCACGACCTGTTAATGCCTCTTGACCATACTCTAATTGAAATCTGTAAGCATATTCGTTTAATGAATACTTATCTTCAACTGCGTCAAGTGTATTAATACCTGTATTGATTTCTTCATTTGCATATTCCCAACGAGTTACTTTTAATTTATAAACTGGTAAGTTACCAAGTTGATAGAATGGCTCTTGGTCTTCTACAAATTGAATTTCAAAGAAAGATTTTAGAAGTGGTACATAAACAATATCACCCTCATTAGGTCTGCCTGTAGCAGTTAATGTTGCCTTACTAGCAACATGGTCCTCAAATCTTCTTTTAGATAATACTAAAGTTGTATCATCTCTAATTTCTAAACCGAATTTGTTAATGATTTCATTTTCACCAGCAAATCCTTCATTTGTTTCAAAATACATCTCTAATAGATAAGAGTCATCAAATCTTGATGATGTATCTTCACCTAATACTAAATCTCTATTAACAAGAGTACGAGGAAGATAATAGATATCCTGTCCAAAAATCTTTAGACTTTCTATAATTATATCTTCGTGTAATCTTTTCTCGGCCTGGTTTCCAATACCCTTGCCACCTTGAAAATAGTGATTTACTGCCATGATTTTCTATCCAATCATCATTGCTGGATTAAGCTCAAATGTACTTCTAATTTCAGTTTCTAATTTTTCAATGTCTTGTAATGCCTCTGAATATATTTGTCTACCATTAAGTGTTACGCCACCAATCATTGCTACACCATCAAATTTAGATAGATTAGCACCCCATTGTTTTTTAAATAATGCTGTAACATATCTCTTTAAAAAGATATCATTAAAAACATCTGTATGTGTATTGGGGTCCATTTTTCTGTATGCTTCAATTACGATAAACTCACCTACTGCTAAATCATTTGTCCAATCCATGTCAATATATAATCTATTGTCATGTTGATTAAATCTTAAAGGTTTTTCACCAACTAATATGTGGTCTAAAAAATCTAAATGTCTTAATACAACATCATAGTTTATAATACTTGTAGATGAAAAGTCATAAAGGTCATTTAATCTTAATTGATATCGTACATCAAATAAATTCATATTAGATTTATTTGAAAATGGAAATATATTGATAACTGATATAACACTTTCAGGAACAACTATAAAGTTATTACCCTCTTTCCATGATGTAGTAACACCGTTCTTCGTTATAGATTCTGAAGAATCAGCAGTCATTCTAGTCTTATCCGCTTCTGTATATTGATATTTTAAATATGCTCTTTGTATGCCGTCATAGTGGTATTGAGCGAAGTATTGCAATGCCTCATCCAGTCTATCTTCTAACTGGTCGTCATCTGCGTTTATCTCAATGACAGGCTTACCCAATGCTCTTAAAGCATATTGTTTTAAATTTTCTCTTGTTGCTGGTTCTGCCATAAGTTATTCCTTTTCTGGACTATTTATAAGATTAATTATATAATAGGAAAGAGATTATCTTGACAGAATAACTTGATATCTTCTTCAGGTAAACCAAGTGATTGCATGGTCCTAGGTGTATGTGGATTCTTTTGTTGATTTTCACAATAATGATTTTGCGCTTTTTTTACTTCATTTTCATCTGCTGTATTGTGTTGGTCACCTATTCTACTGATATATTCAAATAAATTAGTTTCTGCCATTCTACATATATCATTTAATTCTTCCTCTGTTTGTACATTTCCTGCTGCTACCATACCTTTACTAAAAATTTTTAATGCCCAATCTGGCAATTCTCTTTTTTTAGATGGTTCAAACCATTTTGTATTCTCTATAAACCATTCGGTTAAAGGATTTTCTTTTAACAATAAAGGACTAAAATCGTGAAAAGCACCTGTTACTTTCTTTTTACCTGCTATAATATCAAAACCGTAAATAGGACCTGGATTAGATAAATTAGGAAAGGCACAAAGGTGTAACATCCATAAACCTTTAGTTTCTCTAGCGTCAACTATATCAATATGAGCTCGTCTTATAGGACCACTTCTCCATGTTCTATTTGTCCAGCCTTTTTTATTAAATCTTTCCATACCAGATTCATCATACTCTGTTAAATTTTCATTTAATATTTTAATTAAGTTTTCACTACACCTAATTAATTGTGGCCATACATTAGCTGGCTTCGTGTCGTAAGTCATACATTTCTCCAAATAATTTTGCTGCTGATTCAAAACAATACTTTGCTTCAGGTACTACTGAATGTTCATACACATTTAAATATGTATTGATTGTTTCTTTTACAATTCTTTTATAATCGCCTACTTCTTTATGTTTAAACTTATAATATCTATTAGGACCTGGTGTTTTTTTCATAATCATTTGGCCACCTGATAAATCTCCCATATGTCTTACATATATGTGTGCGTATAGTTTCATAGCTTCATCTTGTATTGATTCAATGTGTTTTATATAATCTTTTGTACTTTGAGTTATTTCCGGTGGTAAACCTATATCAGTCCATAATGCTCTGTAATCATAATGTATATGTTCAGCTCTTAATAAACCTGGTGTATCTTTAAACAATGAATTGTGTAATCCATATTTTTCTAATACAGAATAACATTGTAATTGATTATATAGATAAGTTGCATATAGTTTTTCATCTATATTACCAGACATCATAAGACCTACAAATTTTTGTCTTTCTGCATTTTTATGAAATTCCCAGGTTAAATCTTTTATATCAAGCATTTAATATTTCTGTTGGTTTTGATGTTTCGTCCCAATAATTTAAGTTACCTGCTATTACAATTCTTTTTGTGCCTGTTTGTTGTTCAGGTACCATGTGTTTATATTCACCATTCCATATTAACAAATCACCTGTTTTTGGTTTAATTTGCATAATACCAGGCCATGTAAATACAATTGGTGTACAATCTTCTTCAGCTCTAACATAATAAGTAAATGACCATCTAGCTCCTATATGTGCGTGTTCTTTTGTAAAATCACTTTTTTTATAAACAGCACCCCACATACTTGAACAAAAAACTCCAACTTTACCTTTGTTAACTAAACCTAAATCTACATAATTTTCTAAATGTTCACCAGCAATTATCTTTAATAAACTTTTAAAAGAATCATATCTTTCATGCATACCCCAATAAGTCATATCACCTTTGACATTTGTTGACTTATGCATTTTATCTCCGACATCAAGTATATCTCTTTCTAATTTTTGATTTAATGTTTCAAAATTTATTAGATAACTTAAATTATCTTGATAAACATTCATTGTAGATTCTATTGGTAATTTATGTACTTGGCCTCTCATTTTCTTGGTGCATTCCTAGGTATTGGTCCGTTAATAAAATTAGAATTAATTAATATTCTATTTTTATGTAGATGTGGCGAACTGCCTGTATGAACATAATCACCTTCAAACAAAACTAATCTATTTGCTTTTGGTGTTACTTTATCTATTTCGTGTAATTTTTTTATATGTGCAATATCTTTATATTCATTTACTTTTTCTTTATAGAAAATTGTATCACCGCTACTATCGTTTATATAAAGAATAGTTGATATATTTTTAAAAGGAAAATCTATATGTGGGTCATGTTCAAAAGGTTCATGTGTATGCATTGTCATATCACCTCTTGACCTTACTATTGTTTCTTGGTCAGCAGCGTCTTGAATTTGAGTTAAACCTGGTTTCCATAACCAAGCAAATGAACTATCTCTTAATCCACCATCTCTGTAATCAAAAAACACATGTGAAAATCCTGTTTCGTAAAGTCTTTGGTCTGTATCGCCAGGCGCTCTACCTGACTCATATGATATATTAGAATTGTAATACCAGGGAAAATGCCAGCTATTTAATAATTCTAATAATTCTTTGTGATATGATTTGTTTAAGAAATTGTCTATTACTTTTATCATTATATAATATATATCTCACTTTCAAAAAGTGTTATTAATTAGGTAGTTTAACTATTACAATACCTCTACCACCTGCACCGCCTCGGCCTGGTCCTTCTTGTGAACCTCCGCCACCGCCGCCACCAGTATTTCCACCAGCGTCACCACCTTGGTCGCCTGAGCCAGCACCACCTGAATTTAATGATTGACCACCACCGGAACCAACATTGGCATTAGGAGATTTTCCTCCTCCGCCACCGCCTCCGGCACCACCGTTTCCGGCTTGACCACCTTGGCCGTTAGAGTATCCATTTCCGCCTCCGCCGCCTGCCCAATAACGGTTATTACCGTCAATATTAATTTGTACACCTGCACCACCTTGACAATCATTCATTGAGTTTGATGAAGCGTTTTGGCCTGCTCCACCTGCACCTCCAGCGCCTC